TTGAACTTTTGGGAAAAAGTTGTATCTTTGTGGCGACAAACAGAATCAGGAATGAAACTAAAACCGCTTGGAAAGAAGTTGGCCCTTTATCGGGCGTTGGTTGTGGCTGGGCTTGTTGGCTTGGCTGTGTCCTTTCATTTCGATTGGGTGGGCGTGTTTTGGGTCTGTGTTCTCTGTGTAATCTGGTGCGGTGCTCGCGTCTGTGATATTGCCCTTGACGCTAACTTTGCCAAATACGGCCTTTGGGGCTATCGTTGCGGGCCTGACTTACTTGTCGAATATGAGCCGGGCGACGTTGAGTTTGAGCGTGAAAAGGTTTGGCAAAGCGACACTTTAGAGGTTAATATTGATGTTGAAGTAACGACGAAAGGAAATCAAGAATGAACAAGTTTAGAATGATACAAATTAAATACGCTGTCGCCCGTTGGTCGCTGCTGCTGTCCGTGGCGGGCTTTGTGGTGTTTGTCGCGGCCCCGCTGTCAGCTGCCTACAACGTCGCATTGTGGGCCGGGGGTGTCTCTGTTGTTTCCTTCTGTGTGTTGATGGGCGTTTCGTTCTTCTATTCGTCCGAGGAATTAAACCGTAACTACGTTAACCATTGCAAGCGAAAGAATGGTAATTGACCGTCCGAATTTCGAGCCAAACAAATACTACACCCCTGAAGAAGGGGCGGCGTTGCTTGGTGTGCATTTCTCCACGTTGGTTAAATGGTCGCGGAATCCGGGAATCGGCCTTAAACGCTACAAAAGCAAGAAAACGCATCAACTCTATTTCAAAGGCTGTGACCTGCTGCACCTTTGGGAAGGTGACGAAATCTAAATGTTAAAATTCTGCCGATTTTGGCCGCTGCGGGCGTTTCTCCGTGGCGGGTGGGTAGTTGGTCGCCCTTACTGCTAAAAATTGATTTAAGGGCGGTTTCTGTGTCTTGTCGTGTGTTGGTTGCCGTCGGTTTGCCGTTCCTGAATCGTCCGGGCGTTATCCGCTTTAACAAAAGAGAGGGGCTCGCCAACTCGTGACGTGCCCCGAAACCGAATATTGTTTATTAACCTTAGTTTTCGCTTTATGAAAAAAAAGAGAAAGTTCAAAATCCGTTGACCATACGCTAAAACCTTGAATTGTGAGAGAGTAAACGATTTGTCACTTATTCAGATTAGGCCGGGATGTTTCCCAAAATGAACGCTTCCTTTCGGAGTGTTGACATTGACCATTCCGCGTTGAGAGTCAGGCGTGTAACGTCGGCGTTGCTCTTTGTGTAGGGGTCTACAATAAAGCGCATTTCGCCAAACTGCCCGAGAGGTTCGAGGCCCCAAACACCGAATCCGATTCCGTCGATGTGACTTGTCTGGAATACGGGGAAACCTCCAATCTTGCCGTCCTCGATAATCATCAGGCCGCTACCTGCGTCGCGGGGTGTGGCTTCGAGGATTGCGGCCATTTCTGCCGTCATAACATACGCGCCCGTGCCGTCGTTTTCTACGCCCTTGCCGAATACCTTGCCCCGCATCTGGAGAAGTTCTTTGTACGTCGGCGTTTCGCCTGCAAAATCAAAGTTGGCTGTGTTGCCGACGAATGGGCCGTGAAACTTGGCGTTGTAGCCCTGCGCGGTTGTCTTGGTGATGAACAAACAGCGGTTAATCAGACGGGCGACGGCCAACGGCATTTGCTGTTGGACAATCTGCAAAACGATTCCCGTTGTCTGGTTAATCGTCTGGTTTGTCACGTCGATTGTGATTCCAAGGCGTACCGCATCGGGCTTGAGTGCGTCGATGTCGATTTCTGAATCATTCAGGGCGACACCTTCCCCGGCGATACTTGCTTCAACGCTGCCGACAACGGGCCAACAATATTCCCCGGCCAATCCCGTGAGAATGGGGATTCCCACTTTGTCGTAAATTAGCCCGGCTTCGAGTGGCTTCACGATGTCGCCAATTGTTAGGGGGATTGCGGCGGCTGAGTTGGCCGTTGTCTGCCCTACAAAATCACGTTTCAGCACCTGAGAGTTAACCGCCTGATTGCCGTTGGCGACAATTGAGCGAATGAAGGAATCGAAGGCGACGGCCTGGTCTGCCACTTCGACGAATCCACCGTTTACGGCTGCGGCCTGAATACGGGCGTTGATAACTGCGCTTTCGCGGCGCAACGTCTCAAACTCCGTGTTTTCGGCGGCGTTCCGTTCCCGGTTCTCTTTCTCGCAAAGGTCGGTAATCTCATTCATGCGGATTTGGATTTGCTCCAAACGCTGCGCATACTGACGAATTTCGATTTTCTTTTTCTTCATTGCTTGAAAACCTTTTGATTGTTAGACATAAAAGTTACTTATCACAAAATGTTATTTCCTTGCGGGCGTGGATTTCTCGCCCTGAATCTTCTTTGAATCTATCGGCGCAACGTTGCACGAAATAAACGTCACGTCGCCCCCTGCGACGGGTTTAAGGTCTTTGCGCCTGCGCCATTCGTTCACGGTCATAACTCCGGCGTTAATCGTCTTTGTCATATACTCCGCTTCCGTGGTTAGGTCGGTAGTAAACAACGGCGACAAATCAAAAACAAACTTGTAATCATCTGCGACGGCTGCGGGAATCAGTTTCGCCCGGAACTCCGCTTCAAACTTTCGCAAAATGGGATATAGCGTATCTGTTATAAAAGTGACTTGCGCCATGTCGCTGGCCTTATAGTTGTTGCTCTGCTGTGCAAACACTTTGTCCGGGTGTACTCCGAAAAACCTGCAAATCTCCTGAACACCGAATTTCTTGTGCTCCAAAAGCTGCATATCTACGGCGGTCATTGAAATGGGTGTGAACTGGACTTCACCGGGCAAAGATATAATGTCGTTTCCGCTGTTTAATCTTTCCTGCACGCTGGCGGCGGTCGCGTCTAACTGACTGTCTGCATACTCCCCAAATCCCGTAACGCTTTTGTCATTGCCGATAATTCCCTTAATGCGTCCTCCCTTTGCGAATAAAGTCTTTGTCTGGCTGTCTGCCGTGGCTTGGATTCCGAGGGCGGCTGCTGCGTACTGAATCGTTGAAATACCCGTCCGGCCACCGTCTAACGACATATTGCGCAAATGGATTATCTCATCTGGGAAAAACGATTCTCCGATTATCCCGTTAAAGAGGTCGTTCACGGTGTAAACGTCCGTTACGGGGTCGTGGCTTACCGTCCGGGGGCTGCAAAGAATCAGTTCGGACAACTTGCCCGCGTGGTCGTACCGTGGCACAATATAGGCGTTGCCCTGAAGGTGCATTTGTACGACGGCGTTCTTTATCAGTTCATAGGCGGTTGAATGGGGGTTCGGTCTTACGCTGATTAGGTAATTTGTTCGGTCGGTCGCGCCGTCAACGTCAACAAAGTAATTCCCTGCGCGGTTGAGGCGCTTTTTCCTGAATGGTAGCCCGGCGACACCTGCGGAAAGGATTTCGACGCAACGGAAAACGGTTGCAATCTTTGTCGCCTGGTACTCGTTGCCTACCTCGACAACGTTAAAGTTGCCGGGGCCTGACGGTGCGACGCTCGAAACCAACGAGCCGCCGACACTTCGTTTCTTGAATATCTTGTCAAAAAATCCCATTCCTTAATCTTACTTTTTTGGTAAAAGGGGGCGTTTCCTTGTGAGGTCGCGCCCCTCCCTGAAACAATCAGTTCACCTTCAAAACGAATTTAGCGATAGACATATACGAAAGCATTAGCCTACATAATACCTACGCATTCGCGTTTAAGGATTCCTTTTGATTCCGGGTCTATTCGTGCGCGTGTGCGGCTTTCGTTGTTTTCAACTAAAATATTCGTTATTATCAGTTGTTCCCCACCGCAACCTCACTTGTGGGGCAAAGGCGTTTCCCCTGCCATAGTCTGCAAAGATTCAGGGCTACGCCTATAAGGAATAATCTTTTGCCATTTTTAACGCTCAGTTACCTACTTATATCAGATTTTATTCTTATCTTTGCAGCAGATAAAAGAGTTTTGCGTATGAAGATGTACAAGAAAAAGAAGTTTAAAGCCAATCTCTGGTTCCTGATGGCCTTTATCTCGCCCTTTACTGCGGTCATCGGCTACAATCTTTGTTGGTTTGACGTTTTCTTTATCTCGTGCGCTGCAATGGCTGTTGCCTGGTTCGCAATCGGTTTGCACTTTATGAACAAAGTCAGTGACGCTTTTTCAAGTGGTACTTCCCCGTTCGACGATTACGGCTATTGCTGACTCTCCAACCTCTTCACAAGTGCCTCAAACCTCGCCTTGCTATCTTCCTTGCTGACGGCTTCCCGCTTCGGTGTCTGCATTTTCTCCCACGGTAGCGGTAACAGCTTCTGTGGGTTCACCTTGCCCTTGACGTGGGGCTGGATGGTGATACCCCCCACGGCAATACAAAACTGCCTGCGTGTGGAGAGAGGTTCGGGCGAGGTTTACCGTACCCCCCTGCTGCTTAGAAACTGATAGGCCCCCTTAACGCTTGTTCAAATTTTCAAAGATTCGCTTCGTGGCTGCTGCCTTGCTCTGTCGCTGTCGCCTTACTCTCATTGGCTTGACTTCCTGCATCGGCCTGACTTCCGGCATTGGCGCAACGTCTGGCATCGGCTGCAACTCTAACGGCTTGACCGTTGGGAGGGGGGGGGATTGTCTTATTCATATAGAATTTGCTTTCGTGGTTTGTGTATCTTCGGACTTGCTCCGGCTTTGGGCGTTGGCTCTACATCTGCGAGGTCTGCGAACATTGCCGCAATCTCGTCGGCCATCGGGTCGGCTGGCTCCGGCTCTGCCGTCGGCTTCTGTCTGGCTCTCTCGACGTGGCGGGTATAACAGACAATCAAAAGTTGAAGAATCTCATAAACAGACTTGAAACCGCCTTTCTCCTTTATGCTTACCAACTTCGCGTATAGTTCGCCGGGAATCTTGACGGAAACGGTCTTCGTCTCTGTCTTTGCTCCCTGCGCTCCCGTTGCCGTGGTCGCTGTTTGGGCGTTGTCGTTATAGATTCTGAATTTCTTCATTGTCTCGCTCGTTTGGCACTACGTCCAAATCTTTTTCTATAAAAGTGTATTTTATTCGTTTTGGCTGCATTCTTATATAAAATGCTCTCTAATTACCTTTTTTCTCTATTTATCCATTATTTTTTGGACATTTGGACATTATAGTATAAATTCCTTTGTTTATCGGGGTTTCTCCACGTCCAAAAATGCGTCCAAACTGATTTTCGGTTTTGGACTTTTGGACGTTGGTTTTGGACGTGTCCAAAAATGGACAAAGATTTTTTGGACGTAAATCATATATCATCCTCGGACGTGTCCGGCTCCCATACATAACACTTCACGCAACGGGCGTAACATCTGCCCGGCTGCTCCTTTTTGGGTGACAATTTCCAACCTTTGCAGCGTTCCAACATTCCGTTAATCTTCTGTGCCGAATATGCTTTGTTTCGTCTAATACGCTCGTCTGGCAATTCGTTGATTATTACTTCGGCTGTGACTTTCTTTCGGTGTTCAGTTCCTTCGGCTTGCAGTTCGTCAGGATATACGAAATAATTGCGTCGTGCGTTCCTATCCTTCAAATCCCAATCAGTCGGTAACGGCTTATCGAGGAAAGATTCTATCACGGGAAACAAGTCATCGCCCCCTGCTTGATTATAGTCGAATTGTATCTTCCGGGCTTCGGCTTCCAGTTCATCAGGCAAACACAATATTTCGTGCTGCTGATAGTAATAATATGCTTCTGCCCAAATCTGTGCGACGTTGGCTTTCAGGGTTTCGAGCCATTGGGAAACGTGGCCTTTGCCCTCTGCCTTGACTATCCACCAACGGCGGTTGCCGTTGTCGCCCGTCAGGAAATAGTCTTCGTTGGTCGTGGCTGCGAATACGCTGTGCCGTGGGTACTCCTTCGTTGCCCTTGCATACGCGGCCCGGTAGTTGTCCGATTGCTTGCTGATAAACTGCTTTGCGGCTTCGGCTTCCGTTCGCCTTAGTCCGTTAAGTTCGCTTATCTCTAAAATCCATGCGGAATTGACGGCCTCGTATTTGGCGTTATCCTTCGCGGCAAAGGAAAAGGAATCGCTAAACCATTCGCCCGCAATCGTGCGAAAGAAGGTGCTTTTCCCGATTCCCTCCGCTCCGGGAATTGTAAGTACATAGTCGAATTTTATTCCCGGCTCGAATATCCGGGCGACGGCTGCGACTAACCATTTCTTAGTGACTGCACGGTTTAACGCTGTGTCAGCCGCTCCCAAATAGTCAATCAGGGCCGTTTCTGCCCTTCTGTGGCCGTCCCACGTCTCGCGGGTGATAAAGTCCTTAACCGGGTTGAAACCTCGCTCCGTGGCCGTCGTTTGAAGGAACTCGAAAACCTTTCCCGTCGATAACTTGATTTGGTATTTCTCGAATAGGTACAAACTAATCTTCCCGGCTGATTCTTCGTCGATAACTGCGCCGTTGGCGTTCCTGAATCTGTCCGAAAAGGAAACGTCGCGATTTCTGAACATATCGAATTTTATCTTCCTTAGTTCTGGGTCGTTGAGCAAAAGAAGAATAATGTTTGGCGGGGTTGCTTCTACTTCCAGTTTCTTGTTTAGTGAAAGTTTGCCCTTCCATGCGTCGCCGTCGCCTGATTCCCCTTTGTCCGTTTCGTCTGTCTCTGGTAGGTCTATTCCCTCGAAATCGTCATTTGCTCCTTGCAGAATATAGCGTTTGACCTCTGAATCTTCGCGGGCGAAAGCGTCCATTCTCTGAAATGACGGCAATCTATTAACCGGGGTGTCCGGCTTTGCTTCCGCGTCGTATTGGCCGAAAAGGTGTATTCGTACCAAATCAAAAGCGTTGCACCCATGACCGTTGAAGTGTGCGGGGTCTGTGGCGTGGTTGCTGAATGCGTACCCGTCCGGGTACACTACCAAACCGCCGAATGTGCTGCCGTTCTTGTAGGTGTAACGGTCTGCCTGGTTCGTCGGCTCGTAAACGTCTGAAAGGAATTTTTCGATTGCATCCTTCACGCTGTAAACGTTGCAGAAGGCCCCCACGATTCCGTTTTTGGCCGTGGGGTCTGGTGCCTTGCGTTTGTTGTTGAGGATTGCTTCGGGCGTTTCCTTCGGGTGCATCGGCCATTGTGAAACGTCTCTCCAATCGTCGTATCTGTTGAGAATCGCTTCGGCTCCTGTTATCTCGCCGTCCTGCCAATCGAAGAAAAACTCCCCGTCGGCTGGGCTGCTCGGCCAATACATCAGGCGTGAGGGCTGAAACGTCGTCGGGTCGAATTGCTCAATATCAAGCTGCCCGGCAACATAGCGCGAAACGGCTTCCCACTGCTCAATATTGACGGCTTCGGACAAAGGGATTATCAGGCGCAAACGCGGGGCCTCCGGGCTGTGCTTGTGCGTTGAGTATATGCACGCGGCGACATCGGGGAACTTGGCTTTGAAGGATTCCCAAACGTTGGCACCCGGCTTCACGCTGTCCGCATCCAGCGTAACGACTTGCCGATTCAGGATATTGTCTTTTTTGCGGTTGCCGTTCTTTGTCAAGTGACCGCCAACAAAACCGCCTTTGTCCTTTATCCGGGTTTGTTCGTCTTTCGACATTTGCAGATATTGGGCTAACGTCTCATCGGTTCGCTCTGTCCGGGTGCATCGGTTTAGCAACTTGGCCCACGTTGTCGTTTTATTCTTCCATTGTACTGACTTCCTGCTGCTCCCGGTGCAAATTGCTAACTCTGTATCGTGTGAAGGGCTGATTCTCGTCTGTTCCATACAAATGAAGGTTGAAGGGGCGGGCGCAAATGTCTGCGCCCTCCCGTTGTTAAAGGTTTAACTTGCTCTTTGCCGTATCTTCATAATACGCGGCTTCGCTGAAAACGATTTTCACTTTCCCTTTTTCTACCGTCCGACGGTAGCCGGGGCCGAAATCAATCTTCGGTTCAAGTGTTGCGAGAATTGCAAGTTCTTCGCCGTTGTCAGGCTTCGGAAACTCCATTTCCGTGAACTTCACGGCCAACTTCTTACGGACTTCGATTTGCTCTTTCGTCAACTCTGCAACTTCCACCGTGTACCAACGCGGGTAATACTTCTTAATCAGGCTTGCCGCGATCTGTGGCGTTCCTTGTAGGCCAAACACAATAACGTCGTGCCTGAAATATGTGCCGTCCAATCGAATGGACGCTAATTCGGCAATTTGCTTAACCATTGAAGGGCAGCAATCGTCAAACGGGGCCTTGTTGGCTTCGATTTCGTCTTTGTCCCAGTGCTGCACCATAAACGCATTAACGACGGTTGCTTCAAACGATGTGGCCCCGGAAAGTGCTTCGAGCCAATCTTCACACCTCAATTTCGTGTTAATAGTCTTCAATTCGTGGGCTACGTCTTTTAACGCCTGGTTGTAATAATCAATCTTTGCGAGGTCGTCGCGCTCCTTTTTCTTGCAATATACTAACATACGATTCCGATTTATTGGTTCAACAATCCGTTAAATACTTCGTCGGCCTGCTTGCGGCTCTGGCTGATATACTTCGCCCGTTCCTGCTCGTTGGCGAAACCGCCGTTCGCGGGGGCGGCTGTCGGCTTGTAACCTCTCTTTTCGAGGTCTCGACAACTGACTTCGGTCTGCATATACGCGGGGCGGCTGACTAACGAAACGTCTTCCATATAGCGTATATTCATAACGTGGCGTGTCGGTGTGCCGTCCGGCTTCTTTCCCCAAACGACTGAATCTTCGTCGGCCAAATACGCGAAACTGCTTCCGAATATATCCCCGCGTCTGACAAGTTCGAGGGCGGTTTCACCGTCCGGGGTGTTCGGTGCTTCGAATCGGTATTTCAGGCCGTGCGCATCAATCGACAAAGTAAGCGTTCCCTCTCCCTTGCGCCAACGTGCAAGCAATCTTTCGGGATTGTGTTCGAGCAAACAACGAATGTCGAATGATTTGAGTTTCACTTCATCGAGCGCGGCCCGGTCTATCGTCTCGACAAAATACCCGTACCCGTCGCAAAGAATCTGTGATTCTGCACCGAATACGATTGCATACCCTTCAATAATGCGGCTTTCCTTTCCCTCTGCATCACGCAACAGAAGGGGGCGGGCGTGTTCGCCCTGCGTGGTTCTTAACTCTGGTTTCTGCATACTGACTTAGCCTTTGAATAGTTTTTTGATTTCCTTTTGGTGTGCTAAATAGTAATCGGTGCAAACTGATAGTGCGTCATTCGCTTTATTGATAAAATCTTCTGCGAGATTGCGGATTTCATCGCCTTCTTCTAACTCTGTTGCGTCTACCATTGTAGAGAGGTATTCTTTAACGTGGTCTACTGCAGTAAACGCCAATTCGATTTGTGCGTACAAAAGTCGCTGTGATTCTAACTTTTCCATGCTTAATATATTTATTTGTTCGTACTATCGTAATAAAATACGGTCTTTCGCATCTTGCATGATTTGCGCCGTTGTGGGGTGCGCTTCTGACTTGTTGGAAAGCAACCATTCATCGAGGGCCAAACGGTCAAAATAGAGGTTTTTCAACGGCTTGCCGTTGACGGTGGGGCGGCTGAAAGGGATTTCGCCCTTACTTGTGAGTTGGTAGAGGTGGCCTTTGCTGATTCTCAAATAAGCTGCTGTTTCCTCTGTGCTTAATACTCGTTTCTGCTGGGTTAGAATCTTCTGTTCCAACTCCTGAAACTTGGCTTCGATAAACTGTTTTAATTCGTCCATATCTTCGCGTTATTTATTGTTTTCTGACGCAAAGTTAGGACAATAAAAAACGGCTGCAAAGCGTTTTGCAACCGCATTTCGAGGGCTTCTTAACTTGATAACAAATCGGTTAACAAACTGGTTAACCAATCGGTTTCAAAGACTTGTTAGGGGGTTATCATCTGCGATAATTCGAGCGCAATTTCACGAATCGTCAAATCGTCTTTATACATACTTTTCCCCCGGCTGTTATTGACTTTTAAATTCTTGCAGGGCTTCCCGTCCACCTCAAACCAACTTTCGACGAAGTCCCATAACTTCCCCTTTGTAGCGCTTTTGTCTTTCTTGTAGACGAAATCGTATAACGTGGAAACGAAAAACGCAAATCGGTTAGGGTCATTAACGGCCATGCGCTCGGCTCTGCCATATCGGGCGATATCGTACTTCCCGGCCCCGATTAGAAACGATTTGAACATTGATTGTAACTTAACGTCCGAATCGTATATCTTCTCGCCCTTCTCGTTCAAATAGCCTTTCCTTCGCAAAACACCGTTTTCAAGCAATTGGGAAATAATGCTTGCAAACTCATTTGCCCGGACATTGACTTTTCGATTGAATAGCGATTCCCGGCCTTGCTGTTGCCGTGCGCTGTCAGGTTGTGCGGGCTGCTCTGTTTCGCGCCCGGCCAACTGCTCCAAATATTCGAGCGTTCCTTCTGCTGCATCGGCGCAACGTTCCATGTACGCCCGTCCGGGGGCTTCGTGGGCTTTCTTCCCTTTTGTCTGTTGAAGGTAGGCTTCGGCCTGGGCTTTCAGTTCTCGCGTGTCCTGCATCAGTCTTTGAAGATACGCTTCGCCTTTCGTGGCCCCGTCTAAATCCTTGCGGCTTTCTGAACATAACACTTCATCGAAGGGCGTTTCCTCAACGGTTCGCCCGGTCTCTGAATCGTAATCGGGAATCGCGTACAAATCGAAAAAATCCTCCGCTTCGTTAGCAAGCTGCCTTTCCCATTCCGTGTTGCCCTGATTGTGGGCTTCGACTATACGGCCAACGTATTGGCCAAACTCCAAAATATCTTTCATCGTCTTTGTCGTTTTAGGGTTATAGACTTATTATCTTGCACCCGGCATTTGTCACGGCCTTGGGGCTTTCATTCTCTTTGCAAATAGCGTCGTAAAGTTCTAACCATTCGGGGAAATGCTTACTCACGAAATCACGCCAAATTTTTAGGGCGACTTTATCCCCCGTGGCTTCGCGCTTTGCCGTGAAATAGTGATTCTTCCAACTCTCACCGATTGCGTTCGCTGTTGCAAGTTCTCGTTTGAGTTTGCGGGCTTCTTTCTTTAGTGCCTTATTCTCGGCCAATATGTCGTTATACGTTCTTTCCATTACTTCAAAATCTGATTACATACATATCTTGCCAACATCTCAAAATCTCGGCTCCCGTCGTTACCTTGGCTCTCCCGGCTTTGCGTACCATGAACTTAATCAGGCCGTCGGCTTCGTACCGGGCGACGGTGTGGCGGTCTACGTGAAGGGCCTCGGCTGCTTGCTTCTGGTTATATAGCCCTTCGGGGTTTACTTCGGGTTTTCTGATAATCATAACTTTGTGGATTTAGAATTTGAAAATATTGTCCTGAAGGGCGACGGCCTTCTTTTTGCTCTCGTCTAATACTTCGGCGTATATCTCCGTTGTTCTTATCTCTGTATGTCCTAACAACTTCGAGACGGTTTCAATCGGTGCGCCTAAATGCAAACTGATTGTCGCCATTGTGTGACGGCTCGAATGGAATCTTATCTTCTTATTGATTCCCGCATCGTCTACCCACTTTTGCAGGTGTTCGCCCAAAAGGTGGTTATACTTCAAAGGGAATATAACGCCGTTGTCAGGTGCGCCGTTCCTTTCTGGCAATACGTGAAGGGCGGGCGTTGGTACGGGAAAGATTTCTTCACGGCTCGTTTTCTGAACTCTTATCTTCATAACCTTGCCTAATACTTCGTCGTTCTGAATGTCGCCCCACGTCAAACGGGAAACGTCGCTATATCTTAGGCCCGTTGAGCAACTGAAAAGGAATGCTCGCTTCATCACTTCCCATTTGCATGGTGTATCAATCAGGCGTTGCACCTCTTCAACGGTCAAAAAGTTGATTCGCGTTTTCTCCCGGTGAATCTTCTTTTTCTTGTCTATCTGGAAATAGGGGTTAACCTCTAATATACCTGCGTCCACGGCCTTAGACAAAACGACACTAAACGACCGCATTATCTGTACTTGTGTATTGGGGCTGATTCTTGGGCGGCTGTCGGCGGTCTTGTGCTTGAAAGTGAAAACCGCCTTATTCTTCAAAAAGTCAATAAAACGCAAAACGAAAAGTTTGTCAACTTGCGCAAAGACTATCTCCTGACCGTCCGCAAACGCTTCCATTTGTGCGTGAAGGGTTCTAAACCGCAATCCCTTTCCGGGCTTGTTGGCTTCCTTTTCTTCCTCATAGCATTTGCGAATGAAGTTCAAAAGGCTTGCACCTTTGAGGGCTTCGGCTTTCTCCTTTTCGGTGCTTTGCCCAAATACTATTAACTCGGCTTTGCGTGCCTTGGCTGTTTCCCACGTCTTACGATTCCGATTCTTGTTTACTGAATCGTTTCGCCCGTTCTCCGGCACTAAATACAACGGTTGCCCGTTGCTGTCCTTGACAATCTCGCATTCGCGTTTCTGGCCTTTGTAACACTTGTCGAAATAAATCACAAAGCAACCGTTTGCGCGTTCGCGTGTTCTCAACTTCACTGCTCCCTTTTCCTTATCAACATAGAAATTGGGATTCTGAATCTTTCCCCCGAATGGGTCGTTCTTTCTTGCTGCCATATTTTCAAAATTTGTTGTTATACTTTGGCCGCTAAAGGTTGGCCGTTCCTTGTTTGTTGCTCTGCAAAGGTACAACGAAATTTTGAAACGCGCAACAAAAACGCAACATTTGTTGCACAAATAAGGAATAATTAACATATAAACAAACAACAAATAAGCAACATTATAACACCGTCTAAATACCTGAAAAACAACGGTTTGTTTATATATTGCTTATTTGTTGTTTATTTCTTGTTTTAGGTAGTGAACAATTTTCGGGGGATTTTACCAAATTCTGACTTTCGAACTTTTCTGCTTCGATGTTGGGCAATTATTCTCTGAAATCTGATGGCTTAGCACCTAAATTTGTCTGTACATAGCGACTGAAATGGGAGAGCGAAGAGAAACCGTACATCTCGCTAATGTCTGTAAAAGAGAGCGAGCGGTCTCGAAGCATCCGGCTGATGTCAAGCGACGTGTAGCGGGTAATCCAGAACGCTGCCGGCAGACCGCTAACCTTCTTACAGACCTCGCTCAGATATTTCGAAGTGACGCAGAGCTTGTCGGCATAGTAGCCGATGTCACGATTCTGCCGGAAGTCACCACGTTCCAGCATCGCCATGAACTCTTCCATCAGCTGATGTTGCTGGGAGGTGATTTTGTCTGCCGGATACAACTTGGAATGGAAGTCGAAGAAGTCGATGATCATACATTCCACGGCATTCATCAGGGCATCGTGCCGGAAATGATGCTCGGTCTGCTTCAGCCGTCGTTTCACGGCCTCAAAATTCAGACGGCATATCTCCTGCTGCTCGGGCGTCAACTTCATGATGGGGTTCTGGAACAAAAAGAGCTGGCCGCGCATGCCGTAGTTGCTCTGGGGCGTGCTGAGTTCGATAAACTTCTGCGTCACATAGATGACATCCACGCGGAAATCCTCGCTTTCCGTCAGATTCATCACCAAGTCCCCCCGGCGGGCTATAATCAGGCAGTCGCCAGCCTCGAAGCGGAATGCCTGTCCGTTGCGCTCGAACGTGCAATATCCCTCATGGCAATAGGCATGGCAAAGATAGTCGGCAAACTGCGGCTCGCCGATTCTCTTCAACGTGTTGTCTATAATAATATGCTGAATGGTTTCCACTGGATTATATTTGTTTTACACATCTATTTCAACCTGCTGTTTTGATTTGTTATTGTCACACGATCCACAGTCGCTGCATCCGTTGCAGGTCATCCTGCTACCACATGTTGCACAATGGGCACGGAAGAATGGTTCGGGTGATATAACGTCTGACCCGAACAGACTACCTTCCGACATTCGAAGAATCCTTGGAACTTTGCGCCCCTGATAGCTCAGGCCTGAAAGAAAAGCCTGTTTGCTCTGTGTGTGTTTGTCAGGAATGCGGTATGTCTTGCCATCCTTCACAAAGACGGTTCCCGTTTCAATGAAGTCAAAGGTCACATCATACTTCCGGCATTGGTCACTCAGTAGTTTCACCCAGTCATAATGACAGGGACGGGCACCATCGTAGTTTTCGCCGCCACATAGCACTTCTTCTATTAGTCCCGTCCGCAGGTATTCTTCTGCATCGACAGGGCCGATATAGGGAGCCGCCATAAATCCACGATGCTTTGCTGGCGTATTTATAAGAATAGACAACCGCTCGTCGGCACGTTTTTGGTTCTCCGTTGTTACGTTGAGCATCACATTATCGTAACCCTCGCCCCAATCCTCTGGCAGGCATTCAGAAAAACGTTGCGGACGTTTCGTTAGCAATCGAAAGAATAGGTCTGGCCTCTGCCGCATGATATGCCATGCTTCATCGCGCCAAGGGTCGGCTTCCTCTACAAAAAAGTCGGTGGAAAGACCGACATAGAGCGTCATCCCAGATGGCAGCTTGAACTGTCCGTTGCGCCTGCGCTGGATGGGCATGGTGAAATTCTCCGTACGGAAAACGTGCGAAGTGTCAAGGCCACGCTTGCTGTCAAGAAAGTACATATAGCAATGCGCACAGCCTTCGCTCACCTTGTGGCAACCATGCCAGGGATTCCAAATTATCAT